ATTCAATTTATTTTATTATATACATACATATAAATAGGACAATAGTCCGAGGAGGTAATATTATGTTAAAATTAGTTCTAAATGAAGATTTCGTGCATGGTATTGATATTGATAACTATAATCAATCTACCGTATTAAGCATTACTAACTATTCCACCCATAGTACCAGTATTACTTTTGTAACTCGTGCAGATTCAATTGCTAACATTATGGCTTTTGAGAACACCCCAATTACTAGCCTACGTATTCGTGATGACGCGGGAGAAACACTACTTAATCTAAACCTAGCAGATAAAAATGTATATGTACTAAATTATAACACTAACATTTATAATGGTGGACAGAACACAAGCGTTAGTCTTGGACAGGTTGCCGTGGCTGCGCCAGAAAATAGTGAAGGAGAAGGAGAATAATCCTTCTCCTCTTTTTAAGGGGTGATATTATGGCGCATAAAATGACAAAACGTGGTAATATAGATAATGTAATTACTTACGAACATTTCTGTGATACCAAAGCCGACATGGCGGATATAGACCCAAATGAAATTAATCTTGGTTCTGTCTGTGTGGTTCTTGCTGATGAATCCGCAGGTGGAGCCTTAAACTTTTATCTTGCAAAATCTGATAAGACTTGGGTTCAAGCGTAAGGAGGGAATAGTATGGATATAGTTGATATTATTCTCGCGCGCGCAAAGTCATTTACGGGTGAAACCGCGACTTTAACTCGTCAAGCCCAGTAGGCAATGGCAGATGCTAATAATATTGTAGATACACTAAGCGATATTCAAGCCGATACAGAGGCCGCGAATACCGCCGCAAATGAGGCGTCTGCCAAAGCAACGGCAGCAGCCGCAGAGTTTGATGAAATGAAAGCAGACCTTGAAGCCGCGGCAGCCACATTAGTAGACGACCGCGTAGAATAGGCCATGGGCACAGCAACTGACGATATTGCGGATTTACAAACAAGAACAACCGCATTAGAAAATCAAATTGAAAACGCCGGTGGCACCATTACTTTTACCGATAATAATATGGCCGCGGCAAAAATTAAGCAAGCAAACGTAACCAAAAACGGCGCTACCACAACCTATGTTGTAGAAAAGAATTATACAACCTATGGCGATAATGAGGACGGCTCTATGACACAGAAGGCGATTAAAAATTACGTCTCTGATGTTAAATCTAATTTAGAAAGTCAAATCCGTACTTCTGGCGGCGGTAGTGGAAACACTAACCTTGGTGATGACAACGCGGGCCAAGTGGTTATTGTTGGCCCTGATGGCAATATCACTGCTGGTGATACAACGGAACAGGCTATAATTGAAGCACTAATTCGCGCAGGCGTATACCAAGCGAAAAATGCTGTTGGTACTTCAATAGACTATGAAAATAAAAACATTGGCCGCACACAGGAAGCGACCGCGAATACAGATTTCAATGATTATATCATGTATAATGGCCGCAGACGTTGCAATGTAAATGATAACGGTGTAATAACCGCATTTTATGGTGATGCTAATTATAAAGAAGATGGTAGTAATGGACAAGTTATGGTGTATCAACCTAAGTTCTATTATCAGCGCATTCCAATTAATACTACCAATTCTACTGTCGGTAAAATTATTCGTAAAGAATCTTTAATTATTTCCGCGACCAAACAATCAGGCTTCAAACTACATCCCGCGTTTATAGATGAAAATGGCAATGAGCTTGAATATATACTTATTTCTGCTTATGAAGGATGCGCTTACGACACTTCCGCAGGAAGTTATATTAAAGATGATGCGGCTGGCATTGATTTCGCGGCCGATAAGTTATCTTCTATCGCCGGAGCTAAACCACTAAGCGGTGAAAAAAATAATTTAACAATCGCAAACGCAGAAAAATTAGCGCAAAACCGCGGGGACAGATGGCATATCACCAGCATTAAAGCATGTAGTGTAGACCAAATGTTGGCTCTCGTAGAATATGGCACCTTTAATATACAAAACGCAATCGAGAACGGCGTTAGTTATCTTGAAAACTCATATACCGTAAATCGCGCGTGCATTACTGGTTCTACCGCAGAGTTAGGCAATAGTTCTGGCGCGGCAACACGTAGTAGTAATCTTGTCAACGGCACAACAAACACATATGGAGAAGCAGGTAAACGTTCCATTTCTTACCGTGGCGAAGAAAATCCATTCGGTAATATTTGGAAGTTCATCGGTGATGTCAATATCTTTGGTGACGGCAATGTGTAGGGCGGCGTTCCATATATTTGTAAAAATTATAATTACTCTGATTCTATTACTGCCGACTATGAAAGTGTTGGTATTAGCTTACCAAATACAAGCGATTGGATTTCTGGTATGGGCTATGGCGATGAAAAATATGATTGGTTATTTATTCCAGCCGAAGCATCAAATGCAAATAGCGCTACGCCGATAAGTGACTATATTTGGATAACAAAAAATGTCAATAAGATTCAATCTATGGCGTTTGGCGGCGACTGGCTGTTCACACAACGCAATGGCATGTTCTTCTATGCTTGCGACCGCGATATGGATTATGCCGCGTCTACATTTGGCGCACGTCTTGTTTATATGCCACTTAAAGATAGTGTCCATGACACTAACTATGCCCTATGGCGCAACAAAGTGGGAGGTTGATAATTATGATTAACTATGGCAAAGTATAGAGCTTGAATCAGCCTCAATCAACAGAAATTAAAGAAGATAAAGTATTTATAGCATCTAATATTACACCCTATACCACTACTGTTGAAGATAAAGAAGAAAGCGGATATGAATATGATTATGTTGAATACACTAAGGATGAATACATAATGTTACTTTTTGAAAAGTCTCAACAGCTTGAAGAAGAACTAGCCGCGGCAAAAGTTCTATTGGGGGTGGAGTAATATATGACATTACTTGAATTAGCGCGTAAATTACGCCCCTACATAGAGAAAGCCGCGCTTTCTCTTGATGACGCAGATGCATTAGAAGCACCAAACTTATTTCCTAATTGGACGGCGGATAAAGCAGATGGATATAAAGTAGATGAACGCGTAAGATATGACAATGTTTTATATAAATGCTTATAGGCCCATATACCACAAGAGGCGTGGACCCCAGTGGCCGCGACCAGCTTATGGGCAAAAGTATTAATTCCGGATGAAAATACCATTTATAATTGGGAGCAACCAGAATCAACTAACGGCTATAAAATTGGCGATAAAGTTAGATTTGAAGGAAAAGTATATGAATCTGTAATTGATAATAATATATGGTCTCCCGCCGGTTATCCTGCTGGATGGAAAGAAGTACCTTAATATTTGACTTTTTTGGATTTTTATGATATAATATTTATAGTGAAAGGGGAGAAAATAAAGTCTCCTCTTTCACAAATAAAACACAGGATAGGAACTGTGGAATTATAAGGAGAGGAACTTATATGAAGTTTTATAGTGAAAAGTTAAACCGTCTTTATGATAGTCAGGCGGAATGTGAAAAGGCTGAGTTTGAAGCAAAGGAAGCCGAAAATCGCGAGAAGATTCTCGCAGAGCGTAAGGCCGCAGAGGCCAAAGCACAGAAGGAAAAGGAAGCCGCGGAACGCAAAATGATGGCCGCGGAAGTAGATGAAGCGTATAAGGCTATGGTTGCTGCGCAGAATGCGTATAAGACAAAGCTTGAAGCGTTTGTTAAGAAATATGGTTCTTATCATACTTCTCTAACTACAAAAGACATCCCTAGTCTTTTTGACATCTTCAATCCTTTTCTATTCAATCTATAAGATTGAAGGGGCGTAAGCCCCATAATGAGGTATGGCCAAGTCGGTAAGGCACGAGACTTTGACTCTCGGATCGTTGGTTCAAGTCCAGCTACCTCAGTTATATGAAAATGTGGCCGAGTGGCTTAAGGCGGCGGTCCTGAAAACCGTTGACCCGAGAGGGTCCGTAGGTTCAAATCCTACCATTTTCGCCAGTAGTGCCCAACACGCCTCTTAATATGCGGACCACGTTGGGACATTATACGGGTTCTTCTCGCGGCCGCCCACCATGGGAAAGAGAAGCGAGCGTTCCGGCAGGCTTACGTGTAAACGCCGCTAGGAGTGCATCCCCTACAATAAAGTTGTTCTAGAGCAATAGATGCCGGTTTTCATAAGGGCCGTTATTTTTACTTATGATAGGGTGACATCAACCTATAAATCGTGGTCGTGGTGAACGGCATTGATAAACCGCACGGGTTATGCACGTAATAACATACGCAAGCGCACCGCGAGATTGTACGCACGCGATAAATAGCAACGCGAGCTATTTTCGCACTCTACCTTTCCACTTATATTAGGACTCCCAACCCTTGCGGTGGAAAGGTAGTTTAATATTTGACTTATAATAAAAATTATGTTATAATTTTTATAGAAACGGAGGGATAGGTTATGAAGAAGAACGAAAATGTGCAGATTTATCTTGACGTAGAGGAAGAAATGGTTGAATGGTATTTTTTAGATGAACTTGGAATTGAAGCAGAAGTTTACGAAGATTAATATTTGACTAGAAATAAAAATTATGATATAATAAATATGTTGAAAGGGGATAAGAAAGATGATGGATGAAATTACTTGGTTATATCTACATCAGGTGTATCTTTTCAAAGATGAAGATGAGTTTCAAGATTATCTTGATTATGTAAACTCTGAAGAAGAAATACTTGACACAGAAGAAAAATCGTGATATAATAAGTAAGGAAAGGCGGTAAGAGTATGTATACTTGGCATCCTGAATCTTGGAGTAAGCAAGCGCGAAATATGAGCAACAATGAGATTTGGTCTGTTAATAACGGATGGACTACTATTGAAGGCGCAATACGTTTTTTCTCTAATTCTTATCGCGCTCCAATTATTCGACAGCGCGCGGCGAAGCGTTTTGGCCGTTATGTGCGCGCGGGTAAGGTAAAGAATAATTGGGAAGAATATTATAAGCATTATCCTGATGAAAAGTAATGGGGATGTAGCTCACTTGGTAGAGCAATTGCCCTGCAAGCAATAGGTAGTGTGTTCAAATCACATCATCTCCATGACGCCGCGAGGATGACTGGGCGACGGCAATGAAGCGGAGTCATGACCGCATCGCTTTCCCGAGATACTGATAACATCAACTCGTTAAAGGTTGAAATAGAACCGTAATACGGATGTTATACGCGTAGCAGACAGGACAAACGGCTAAGTCACTAGGCTCATAACCTAAGAGGACCGAGTTCAACTCTCGGGTCTGCCACCAGGGCCAGCACCGCCCGAAATAGGTGCCGTGGGGAACGCCAGCGCGGAACTGGTGAGGGCGAAAAGGTAGAAGGCACTGTCCGGGTTCGACTCCCGGCGGTGGCGCGGGCGCGCGGTGTCAGAAAACCCTGATGCACTTAGAGTCTAGCCTGGTCTGTGTAAATTGCAAATACATGGATTGCCTAGTGACTTGGGGCAAAAAAGTAGGGCAGTCACATGCCGCCAGACCACCGCGGAATATAAATGAGGGCGACCGGCAAGCAGGTCACTATGCTACAACTCTGGTAAACAGGCAGAGTAACTGGATACATGACCCAGTATAAAAAGGTGTCGGGTTTAATGGCTTTTACTCAAGTTCGCAAATTAAAAGCCAATATCTATTAAGGGAACAAGAAGTAGCTTTTCTTGAGATAATAAGCCCATACTTAAGCTTAATAGATAATATTATCTTTATGGGGTGATAATATTATGAAATCGCATGATTTAACAGGACAAATATTTGGTAATTGGAAAGTATTAAAGAGAGATACTACTAAAAAGAATGGTCGTAGTAATTGGTTATGTGAATGTCAATGTGAGAATAAAACGCAGCGAATCGTTGACGGATATAGTTTAACAAGTGGTCGTAGCACCTCTTGTGGATGTATTAGAGATATGTTATCTAAAGAACGTGGTGCGGCGGCTCATAATCAAAAATTATAGAAACGACAAAAAGAAAAAGTAACTCAAACATTAGTAGGAAACATTTATGGAGAATTATAGGTGCTATCATTGGTTGATATGCATGAACCATCTCATTCGTATTATAAATGTAAATGTCTAAGATGTGGAAATGAGAAGATTATTCGTGGTAGTTCTTTAACAACTGGTCATACAACTTCTTGTGGATGTATTCGTTCTATAGGAGAGACAATAATTACAAAGTTATTAGAAGAAAATAATATTTCTTTTATTAAAGAAAAAACTTTTGATAATTGTTTATTGCCAACTGGCGGAAAAGCAAGATTTGATTTCTTTGTTAATAACTAGTATTTAATTGAATATGATGGCGAACAACATTTTCATTCTAATGGCGGTTGGAGTACGATAGAAAACTTAACAAAGGTTCAATTATCTGATAAGTATAAAAATTAGTGGTGTAAAGATAATAATATTTTATTAATTCGTATCCCTTATACTCATTTAAAATAGTTACAAATTGAAGATTTATTGCCAACATCTTCTTTCGCTATATAAATATTAATTATAATAGGTGCCCAAATGCCGTAATTAGCGTGTAAGTTTTGAAAAACTAAGGCTAAGAGCTCTAAGCCGCTCGCTAGGAAGAATGGGTTAAATGGAGTTTGAAGAACAGCCAACGCGCAAACTGAAAGGATAGGTATACGTCCATGTTGCTCGGCGCATTACAAAAGAGGAGCAAAATAATGAGCTTTCAGCTTCCAGTAAACTGAATACAGTGGTTTTCAGGCTGAAAAGTACTCGGTAGAGCTTACGAGTATAAATAAATGTGAGTCCGCTCATAGAAGCGGGTTGCGACGAGCAACCAACGTCCACCTAGGGGACGTAATGATTTCTAGGCCATGGTGAAAAACGGGAAGGCTAAGGAAAATGGATTGGAAGTCCTGGGCAGCTCTTAGGGTAGCTCTTTAAACTGAAAAACCAAAGCAGTCTCATCTACTGCTCCCGTCACATAGTGTAGCCACTCAGTTGCGGCTGAGTTATCAAACCGCATTATGCTCGGTTGGATTAACGGTTAGATCGGCGGCCCTTCAAGCCACAGACATGAGTTCAACTCTCATACCGAGTACTCTCACCTGAGCAAAAGCGGTGACTAAACCGATGTGCGGTTGACTGACCTTAAAGTCTTTAATGGTCTCGTAGTGTAATTGGTTAACATCTCCCGCTGTCACCGGGAAGATTACGGAATCGTACTCCGTCGAGACCGCCAATAGCCTCCGTGGTCAGCCCGTTAGACCTAAAATGGCGGGGCACTTACCCGGTTAGCTTAACTGGATAGAGCACGCGGCTACGAACCGCGAGACAGGAGTTCAAGTCTTCTACTGGGTATTGTCGCTCCTTGCGCAGTTCAGAGCGACTCATAAATAGTTAACTGGCACCGCTAACATGGATTCGTGGGGACGGTCAACTACCACCGACGTGATGAATCATTATTGAGAACACGGTATGTGGCTTAGTGGAAAGCGGTATATAAAAAAGCAAAGCAACGGTCTCCACCAATATTTGACTTTTACATAAAATTATGATATAATATTTATGTAAAAAGGAAATGCCCGCTTAGCTCAGTCGGTAGAGCAATTGGCTGTTAACCAATGTGTCGGGAGTTCAAGTCTCTCAGCGGGCGCTCTTTTAGGCGAGTTAACTGCAAAATCTTTATAGGATGATTGAAAATGCTATTTGTTTTCATAGAAAGTTCAAATCTTTCACACTTCCTCGCCTAGTATTTTAAATTAAAATGAGGTAATTAACATGAGTGACGCAAGGCTAAAAATTCTTCCTCCTTGGACAATCGTTATTCGTAAGTTTGAGGCTCTATTTGATGGCGATCATCAGATTGCATGTAATTGTAATTTTGGTGGCTCTGCTCCTTCTATTGTATTTGCTTGCAATAATGGTGATAAGGTCGCGGCCCTACTATAGATTCTACCAGAAGAAGTTAGTTTCGGTAATATTAAACTAAAGGTAATGGTAGATGGCACCCCAAGTAATCGTGCTTTTACTAGCAAGGTAGAACTATTTGATACTGCTTTCAAGGGCAATCCCGCGTATGCATATTCTGTTTGCCCCGCGGAAGAAGGGTATCAGTGGATTGGAACTACATATGTTGTATTTAATAATTGTGTAGTTCAGTTCGCGGCTGATAATCTAAATGATTGCCACGGTATTATTAGCACACTATATGAAACTATTGCTGACGAGCTATTGACTGGTCCAGCGACAGAAGGTGTATTTTATAATACCAATGTTGAGCGTGCTAATCTTGGCAAGCCCCTTGGAGAGTGGCCGTAATAGGAGAGTTAGATGATAGTTGAATTAACAAATCATTGGTCTGAAATGAGTGGTCAATACGAAATTGAAGGAGTAGAAGAACATAATGATTATTTTCGATTCTACTTCGGCAATGGTAAATGGTCAAAAGAATATAATATACCAACGTATACTTATAGAATTATACAAAAATGAATTGTAATTCTTCTAACATTTTTTGTTAAAACTAATTTATAGACCCGTCAGCAATTTTTCTTTTTTGACTGTTAATCAAAAGGTTATTGGTTCGAGTCCAATCGTATTCTGCGGAATATGTAGCTCAATTGGCAGAGCATTATAAGCGGGTCTAGTTTTCGGGTGGTGGCACAGTAGGTAAGCGCGCGAACCTGATAAGTTCGAGGTCGATGGTTCAAGTCCATCTCACCCGATTACCTGAGCGACGAGTATAACGGTCGTAAAGTTCCCATAGCTACTTGTCCCGACAAGCGGTAGGACCGAAGTTGAGGATTGGAACATTGAAAAGCACTGACAATATGCGTAGACCCGCACTATGGGGCGGCGAGCGAAGTGCCTAGCATAGGCACATTAACTGCAATGTAATTAGGGTAACAGATGAGAATTGTGTTTAATGAGCACGATTCGTTGGATATTATTATATCCACCGACCAGTATGTCGAAATAACTACCATGGGCTGGCTGAGAGGCCCTGGTCCATCTTGGCATGTGGAAGATATCTACACTCATGAGGCCATCGCTTATCCAGCGATACATAAAAGGGAGATCGTCTGGCCACTCGACCGGTAGTGGCAATTCGCACCATTGGTGTAGCGGTAACATCTTTGCCTTCCAAGCAAATGTGGCCAGTTCAAATCTGGTATGGTGCTTTAAAGACGCATCAGCAATTATTCTTTTGCAAAGGGAGCCCGTCAAGTGTTGGTGCAACTCCAACCCACCGCAACATGCGGTGGTCGCTCAATAGTAGAAGCGCGGTTATAAGTGCGTCTTGTTTTATGCCGCTGTGGTGGAATGGCAGACACAGCAGACTTAAAATCTGCTGTCCGTATGGACGTGCCGGTTCAAGTCCGGCCAGCGGCACCAAATGTCCTCGTAACAGAATTGGCATATGTACCGCGCTCAAAACGCGGGTTATGTGGGTCCGACTCCCACCGAGGATACGTCCAGTTGGCGCAATTGGCAGACGCGCATGGTTTAGGCCCATGTTTTTGAAGGTTCAACTCCTTTACTGGACATTAATATTTGATTTTTCTCTAAAATTATTATATAATAATTATGTAAGAAAGGGGCGAATGGAATGAAATTACTTTTTCTTAATAAAGAAGAAAAGAAAGCATTGATTAAATTATTAGTTCCTTTGGCTACTTCTTCAAAAGGTAATTATGAATTAACAACTATTTTAGAAAAGTTGGATTGGAGAGCTTATGAGTATGCGTTTAAGCATCCTAAAGAAGATAAGCATTTGACTTTTCCTTAAAATTATGTTATAATAAATATGTAATGAAGCCCGCTAGCATAATGGTTAATGCACCGGTCTCTAGTCTAAATTGGAGCCTTATATAGTAATATATAAGTGAAAACGCCGCTAATTCGGTGAAGGCTTAACTGCTAATACCGAGCAAGGATTTTTAATCTGTGTGTAGAGACTTTATACGGCGCATCCTTATAGGATGAAGATAAAGTCCGGACCACGATGCGAAAGCAACGCGCGTGAAGAAAACCGTAACACCTCTGAAGTGGGTTATCTCCGTTCGATCCGGAGGCGGGCCGCCATTTTTAAGCGACCATCACAGCAATATTTTATTTATAACTGAAAATTATAAAATATGGTCGCGTTTTTTCGGGGTATAGCGCAGTTGGTAGCGCGCCGCATTTGGGATGCGGATGCCGCAAGTTCGAGTCTTGCTACTCCGACTTATAAAAAGAAAGGAATCAATATGACAGCGCAAGAAGTAGTTTGGTTTATTAATCACAAATACGGTGAACAGGCGTATATTGTAGAAACAAATGACCAAATCTTACTATTTACGAAAGAATCCAAATGGATAATCAATAAAAATGATTATTCTAAGTTTCATTGCTATACTTTATTTCATTCTAATAATACGCAAGGAAATGGATTCCATGTACAAATGCGCGGCAATCATATTGATTTTTTAGTTTATCAAGCTATCATGCATGATAATAAAGAGATTTTTTCTAATCGTGAAACTTGGGATAACTTCCAAAATGCCTGGGAACTATTTCTTCTCGGACGAAAAATTGAAGCAGAAATTAATGCGTGGGAATGGATGACAAAATAAGATTGGAGCATTAGAATATATGAATGATGAAAAATATATAGATTCTATTTGTATCAATGATTAGAAATATAAAATTAAAGCGTCATTAATTGAAGCTTATCCTATTAACTGTAAAAATTGTGGCGCGTTGTTTGAATTAAAATATGGGTCTGGACGATGTGATTATTGCGGCACGTATTATACTACTGAGTTTAAAATAGTAGAAAAACCATTCAAGGAGAATTAACCGCGGAAGGTAAAATGAGATGATTGAAGGAGTAGTTGTTTTATCAGAATGGACAAGCATGTCCGCACTGGGTTGTCTTATGCTAACTATCGGTTTAACTTTTTTTATTCTATTCGCTTGGATTGCAATGTTCAATAAAGGAGTTATTAGTAACAATTGGTTCTGTGTATTTGTTATTGGGTCTATTATTGGAATTGGCTTATTCGTCGGTTCATTTTTCATGCCCAAGGACCATGGGTACAAAATAACTTTAACTGATGATGCTAACTTTTCAGAAATAGTAAAGCATTATGAAATTATTAGTACCGATAACTTGATATTAAAAGTAAGAGAGCGGTGAAGTGGGATGAATGAAACAGGCTTGAAAAAGACTCGAAAGTATTATCGTCTATGCGGAATGTGCGGAAAAAGGTATGAACAGAAACAAATGAAAAGAACAACATATAGCAAAAATGGATGGCTTTGTAAAGAATGCTATGAATCAGATGAATATTTAGATTTTAATATCAACACCGGAGACCCAATTGGATGGGATTCTAATGAGTGGTAAAAAAATAAAATGAAATTATATACTTCCTATTGGGCGCAGGTGCGCAATTTTCCAAAAAACTTAATTGGCCTAAATACTACTATTTTTCCGCCCAAGTGGCGCCCGCTTGGGCAAGATGGCCGCGGCATATGGGTAATTGATTGCCCACCATTAAAGCCTGGCGCGGAATGCGATGGACTATGTAATGGGAAATGCGCCCCTAAACATCCACAAAATTGTTCTTTTCTACAAGTATATTCAAATCAATTAGATAAAATTGATTTTAAACTTTTCATGTCTAAATTATTTAGCTTACATGAACGTATCGCATACGATAATGATATAAAAGATTATGATTTCGCATTTATTGTATTTGAAAAATATGACAACCCTTGTAGTGAGCGATGGCCAATACAAGAGTGGTTTAGAAAAAATGGAGCGACAATAGAAGAATGGACCAAAGAGAATATAATAAACAACTAATTGAAAAATATCCATTTCTAATGCCATATAATATATGGACTGGCGAGCCAATTGAAGATTATGATTATGAATATATATGGCTTGATGATATGCCAGACGGCTGGCGCAACGCATTTGGCTTACAAATGTGCGAAGAATTAAAGCAGGCCCTAAACAAGCAGCCATAGGTTTTTGCAGATACCTTTAAAATTATTCAAATTAAAGAAAAGTTTGGCGGTCTACGCTTCTATACTAATTGGACAACACCAGAGATAAATGAAGTAATTAGTAAATATGAAAATATGAGTTATTCAATTTGTATTCGTTGTGGTGCGCCAGCGAAGTGGATTACAAAAGGATGGATTTCTCCTTTCTGTGATAAGTGTAAGCCCGATGAAAATTGCGTAGAAATTGAAAAGTTCTACGAAGAAAATACTTGACTTATAGTAAAAATTATAGTATAATTATTATACAAAGAGGAAAGGAGCCAAGAAAATGCGTAATTACAGTATGAAGTCTAAAAATCGTAGGAATCATCAGCGGTGGCTAAATCAGTATTGTAAAATGGTAAATAAGTATGTCGCGGAAGATCCACTCTGGCTCGGTCGCTTTGTAATGGAACAAGTCAGAACTAGAATGGAATGGTTTGAGGACGGTAGTGGCGGCCTCATGTATTGCGAGCTTCGTTTCCGCGATAAGAAAACCGGAAAAACTAAAATCTGGGATACCGATTGCCTTGAACTAGAATATAAGTCTGGCTTTAAAATGAATGATTTTATTGTTAGTGATTGTGCTGTTTGGGAAAATGAACGTCCATATGAAGAAGTGAGGGATTATAGAAATGTCAAGTGAAGAAAATAACGGGCAGATTGAGTTTACTTTTTGGCCCGGCGGCGATAATCCGCATGAGCGACGAACAGAACTAAGCTTTGATATTCCAAGCGATGTCGGTATTGATGAACTATGTGATTGCTTTACTTCGTTCCTTGTCGCACTTGGGTATCATCCAAATACTATTAATAAGTATATTCCCGGGAGCTATTAAGCTCTCTATGGGACATTAGTTCAACGGTTAGAACGGTGGTCTTATAAACCATTAACGATAGTCCGACTCTATCATGTCCTACCACAATAGCGGCTAATCTTTGCGAAGATTAGGAAGGATGAAAACCACTTCCGCCAAACTATTGGCAGCAGCAAACACCTATGCGTAGGTAAAGGCAAATAGTCGCGACGTTGGTAATTAGACCCGAAGCAAGAGGCCGAGTAGTATCCGCAACTCTTCCGCCGCGATTGTGCCCGTTTAACTCAACGGACAGAGTATCTGACTTCTAATCAGAAAATATAGGTTCAATTCCTATAACGGGTATTTAAGTAGAAGGCGCGGCAGTACAGCGCCCCGAGAGGACAAAACCACACAGTATTCTACTTTTTATGCGCCTGTAACATAGTGGTAGTGTTGTAGACTTTTAATCTATAAGCGCGGTTTCGATTACCGCCAGGCGCACCATAGGGGAGTGATGTAATTGGCAGCATATTAGTCTCCAAAACTAAGTGTTAGGATTCGAGTTCCTACTCTCCTGCCAAATGCGTCCAGAGCCAGATGGCTAGGCATACGACTGCAAATCGTACTAAGTTGGTTCGACTCCAACTGGACGCTTTAATAAAAGGAGAATAAAAATGGGATTATTTAAAAAGAAAACCGAACCGGTTGTTCCCACGCGAAAATGCCCACATAAGTGGAAAGATTTTGATTGGTATTTAGAAACCAATATACAGAGTAACCCATATGGCAAATATGAGTATTCTATAAGAATATATGAACCATATGTATGTTTGCTTTGTAAAGAGCGCCAAAATAAGCAATTAGAAAATATTAGTGGCTCTACTTACGAAAAGAAAAGTTTTTTCAAACAAGTACAAGCTATTAAAGAGCAGTACGCCGAACACCTGCGTGACCGTGCAGTAATTGAAGACCAAATCCAAGACACGCTAATGAATATTGATAGAATGTATTTAGAAATCTGGGAGAAGATTAAAAATGGAAAATTAGAAAACAGTAGAAACACCAACGACAAAGGAAAATCCATCTAACTACACTTCGTATGGTTGGGTTTGCCCTAAATGCGGCGCTGTTATGTCTCCGTGGGCATCATATTGTATAAATTGTCATGGCAATACATTTATGTAGCCATACTGTGCTTGGCACGGTATTATTCCGCCAACATACGGCCCGACAGTAGTTACAAAAGATAAAGTAGAAATTACATGCTAAATATTTGACTTTAAATAAAAATTATGCTATAATATTTATAGAAAGAAAGAGAAAGGATGATGATTATGCGTAGAACTTCCCGCCGTGTAGTATTTTCTTCCTCTTGGAGTCGCGCTCGTCAGGCCGCTGAGCTTGGTGAGTGGCAGCTTTGAACGCCTCACCCAGATGAATGGGTGCGAAATTGCGGCCAGTCGTTATGTGGCGTCACCGCTGCTTTGCTAAAAGGAGAGCGCTAATACTTTTAGCGGGCAACTGCGAATTTTGGTTAGCTCCGTTCAGTATAAATAAAGAACTAACTTCCTGGAGAGATGTTTGTTATATTTTCAAGTCGCGCACTCCGTCTCGGGACAGATGAGAAATTAAAGCCCCTAGAAAATAGGTCGCGGCGGCTATCCGCGTCGCCAGAGAACAAAAACTAGCCACAATGCATTGGGGTTTCTAATAAACCTCGCTTCGGCGGAAAATTTGCCGCTACGGTGTGCGGTAAACACCGTTTCTTTGGTGCTATACTCAAGTGGTGACGAGGGTAGTTTGCTAAACTACTAGGTTGGAGAAATCTAACGCGAAGGTTCAAATCCTTCTGGCACCGCCATTTTAAATTAAAGGAGAGAATAATATGTATTTTTATACTGTAGTTTATATTGATAGAGATTGTCTTGAACAAACAGAAACCGGCATTGTAAGTGGCAATACATATGGTGAAGCCGCGGACCATGTAGTAGATTTTTATGAAGCAGATAATATCATAAATATTAAATTAGAAGAATGCTATGATAATGTTGTTCCCGCCGAAGAAATCGCCCCTATAGCATAAAGGCCAATGCTCTCGCCTTGTAAGCGAGGGATGATAGTTCGATTCTATCTAGGGGCTCGCACTTAAATACTTCTAATATTTTAATATTAGAAGTATTTTTTTATGGAGATGATATTATGCCAAATGTTACATACACACCGCATCCAAGCTCTAATAAATTTCCTAAATCAATAACAGTACAAGCAGGAAATAGTGACGCAATTTATTTTTATTTAATCCCCCAATTTTATGTGTTAAGTATTTCTTCTATTTCTGTCCCATAGTAGGTAAGTGGTAGCAATGCTAACACACAATATCGTTGGAACAATGCTCTTTCTTGGGGTGGGGCGGCCGTTCAATCGGGTAACACACGCAACACCGGCCTAAAAAGTACTTTTAACCCCAGCCGACAGATTTTATGTATGCGCGTATAGTGTACTAATTAGTCTGGCACCAGCAAGAAAAAATTTACAATTAATTAGCCTACTATACGTCCTGATGTTACGTTATAGACTCTTGATTCAGTAAATCCTGGCGACTCATTATTATAGCCAATGAATGATTTAAAATCATATTTAGATACATTAGCAACCGCATGGAGGATTGGTACAAATATTACCATTCCCACCCTAAATGAAGGAGATAGAGTTCAAGCCAGTGATTGGAACGAAATTATTCAAAAAGCTAATGCTCTGCCACATGTATCTGGTTTAGTTATTCCTTCGGTAGAAAGTCAAGTATTAGCAGAGTATTATAATAATACCGTTCACAGCATTATTCCTATAACCGCTTGAATATTTGACTTTTCTTTAAAATTATTATATAATATATACATAAAGGAAAGGAGCGAAAGAAATGCCTATCTTATATGTCATGTGTGGTTGCCCTGGTAGCGGGAAAACGACATGGGCCAATAAGTTTATAAAAGAAAATCCCGATGTGCGCTATGTTTCCCGCGATGAGATTCGTTTTTCCATGCTTAAAGAGGATGAAGATTACTTTTCGCATGAAACCGAAGTTTTTAACAAATTTGTCGGCACTATTGCCGCGACATTAATAGATGGCTTTGATGTTATTGCAGACGCAACACACATTTCTATTGCTTCACGGGCGAAGCTTCATAACGCGCTTCAAAAGAAACATTTAACTGATAATGACTATGAAATTATTTTTATATTCATGAATACTTCAATTTCAAATTGTATTGAATATAATGATAAGCGTCGCGGTCGCTCCTATGTAAGCCACTCTATTCTGCGGCGAATGCACTGTCAAACAATAATGCCAACAAAAGATGAATTTTCAAATGTAAAGGAAGTGTGGGTGATTAATCAATAAAATCTTTTTTTTCAGAAGAAAATATCATAATTTCCTGGCAATATAACTACCTATCTAATGTAAGGAAGTGAGCTCATATGACAATAAAAGATAAATTATCTTTCTGTGTAGAACATGGCATGGCCATTAAATATATAGCAGAAAGAATGAAAGTTGACCCTTCTACGCTTAGTAAATGGTTAAAAGGGCAAAAAGGCATTACGCATAAAAATGAAAATCTACTTGAGCTTACTCTGAAAGAAATTGTTGATGAAATGAATGAAATTTTATTTGGGGGTAGTTAATATGTTCACGGTATATAAAATTACTAATTAGATAAATGGGAAATGCTATATTGGGTCTTCTATTAGAGTAGAAAAAAGATGGCAGGATCATAAAAACAACGCTTTTAATCCGAATTGTGTTAGTTATAAATATCCATTGCAACGTGCCATTAGAAAATATGGTTTAGAAAATTTTTCATTTGAAATACTTAATGATGACTTAAATTCTTTTGAAGAAATGGAATAGTATGAATATGAAATGATTCTTCATTATGACTCCTATAATAATGGTTATAATCAAACACTTAACACATTCCGTGATAAATATGAAAATATTTTACATCGCGCTGAAAAACAAGGCACCCGCTGCGCGAAAATAGATATTTATAATAATATTATAGAAACATATAATTCTTATCATGAGGCCGCGAAAAAGAATGGAATGAACAAAGAGAATGCAGCCTCTGTCGTTAGAAGAGTCTGCAAGGGTTTAATAAGTAGTATAAATAACCTATATTTTAGGGATTTAGATGAACATAATCAAATTATTGTAAAGCCATTTACACGACCACACAGCAAGAAAGCATTAATTTGTATTTCATTAGATAATCCTGAGCAAATACAATATTATGAATCTATTTCAGCCGCGGCTAGCGCTTTTAATTTAACCGATAGACGCGAACTACAATAGCATTTGTAGGGCTCTAAAAGATATTCTAATATTAAGGGGTATATTTTTAGAGAATTAGATTTATATGGTAATATTATTGAAAATAATATTTTGATTGATGATAAAATAGAAGAATATAATAGATTAAATCCATGTATTAATGGTATACGGCATTCAATCCGTGAATGGTGCAATATATACAATATTTCATCAAGGAGTTTTTATTATAGAATAAGGCAAGGTTATGATACAATTACAGCACTAACAATGCCAAAAAGGAGATGATAATAAATGAGTGAGGTTTTCTTTTGTAGTGATACTCACTTTTGTTAGCCACGATGTAGGTTTTCTTTATGAACCACGTGGCTTCACTAATATTGAAGATATGAATGAAGCAATTGTAGAAAGATGGAATAAAGTAGTTAAACCGGGTGACATTGTATATCATTTGGGTGATACAATGCTCAACGATACTGCGCGCGGATGTGAATTAATGAAGCGGCTTAACGGCCAAATTTTTCTCATTTGGGGCAACCATGAAACGGACGCACGAAAAAATGCTATTTTTGAAAATTGTCCAAATGTAATTGGCGGTTGGTATGCTTATGTAATTAAATATAAGAAAATGAGTATTTATTTAAGTCATTACCCGACTTTAACCGCGAATTATGATGAAAAACATCTTTCACAACATGTATTAAATCTACACGGTCATAGTCATCAGCAGAAGAACTTTATGTATCCTAACAATCCTTTCATGTATCATGTTGGTATGGATTCACATAATTGCACACCAGTGCATATAGATGAAGTAATGGCTGATGTTCGCCAGAGATGGCAAGACCTACAAACTTTAAAGATTCCTGTAACAGAACTATATAGTTATCCAATGTAAAATGGAGGTAATTTTATGGAAAATAAATTTTTCTTACACCGTATTCGTAAAGATGGAGATACTTATGCCTGCGGCATAGAAGTCCACGATACCCTAGATTCCGCGATACAAGCTTTCCATAGTTAGATGAAAATGGCCTATAATAATCCAAACTACCCAAATATGACGTATGTTTCTTGTATGGTAACTGATGAGCAAGATAAAATTGTTCCAGGTTACAACGAGACTTGGAACAAAGAAAAAGTCCGTGATTTCTTTGTCCATTATATTCGCCATGATGGAGACAATTATGTCAAGGGCATTGACGTAAAGAGTAGTTATAGTGAAGCATGTCGTATGTATCATACTTATCTAGAATATGGATATGGTAATTCTAAGTTTCCAAATGTAAGCTTCGTAGCAAATAAAATCACTAATAGTAGTGGCATCGCTCATAAGAGTGAAACTTGGACTAAGCCAGAACAAGAATCAAATAATTGACAATAATTTAAAAATATGGTATAATAAATATAAAGAAAACAACCTACAACCTTGATAAAGGTTAAGATGAAAAGGAGAAAATGAATGAATAATTTTTTAAATGCGTTAAAGGATGAAACCAATTATACTTATACTGAAAACGGCGGAATAACTCATAAGACTACTAAATCTGACCTATTAGATATGTTCGCCCTAGGCGGTTCCATGCGTAATCGTTCTGACGATGACGTAATTCTAATGTTTAAGAATGCTTATGCAGAGAATCCTCTTTATGCGTTGAAGTGCCTATTTTATATGCGCAACTGCCGTGGCGGTCAAGGCGAACGTAGATTTTTCCGCGTTTGTATTCATTGGCTAGCTAATAACTATCCTGCCGTGGTTCGCCGCAATTTGAAGTTTATTCCTCTACTTGGACGCTGGGATGACCTTTATTCCCTAGTTGATACCCCAGTAGAAAAGGATATGTTCGGGTTATGGCGTGAGCAGCTACTATTAGATGTAAGTTGCGAAACTCCTTCTCTTGCGGCAAAGTGGGCGTGTAGTGAAAATTGCAGTTCTCAAAAGTCCAAGATTTTTGGTAATAAAACTCGTAAAGCACTTGGCGATTTAACTTCCAAGGAATACCGCAAGATGCTTTCTATGCTTCGCCGCCGTATCAATATTGTTGAATCTCTAATGTCTCAGGGACGTTGGGATGAGATTAAGTTTGATAAGTTACCTTCAAAGGCCGGATTAAAGTATCGCAACGCTTTTGCCCGCAATGAATATACGCGTGAACGTTATGCTGCGTTTATGAGCAACAAGGAAACCAAAGTAAACGCTAGCGTACTAAATCCTGTTGACATTGCTAATCAGATTTTTTCCGTATATGGTCGAGCAACCTCTGTTGAGCGTAATGCTTGGCAGAAGTATTGGGACGCGCTTCCTGATTACTATCATGGTCATGAAGAGCCTGGTATTGCGGTTGTGGATGTTAGCGGCTCTATGTGGGGTCAGCCACTATATGCGGCAGTTTCCATGGGTGCTTATATTGCTGAACGCGGCAAGGGGCCTTTCCGCAATCACTTTATTACGTTCTCTGACACTCCTGAGCTAGTAAAGTTTGAAGGCGTAGATATTTATGATAAGTTTATGCGCGCCCATAATGCAGCTTGGGGCGGTAGCACCAACATTGAAGCAGTATTTGATTTACTTCTAAGAACTGCGCGCAAGAATAAGACCGCAGCTGACGATATGCCAAAAACCATTTATATTTTCAGCGACATGGAGTTTAATTCTTGTGTAATTTGCAGTTCTTGGCGTGGCCGCATGAATGAACGCGGAATATTAACCGTTATTGAAGCACAGCGCAAAAAGTGGCAGCAGTATGGTTATGAAATCCCTCGCGTAATTTTCTGGAACCTTGACGCGCGTCAGAACCAGATTCCAGCACTTAATGGTCCATTCTCATACATCTCTGGTTTCTCCATGAGCGGCATTGAGGCTGTGCTATCTGGGAAGGATGGCTACGACTTAATGATGGAAGTACTAAATTCTCCTGTTTATCAGGATATTAAATAAAAGGAAGGAAAAATGGAAGTAAGTAATATTTACGCAGGACAACGCGTATTATATAAGGTCAATAATTCAGCTTGGCGCGTTGGTAATCTAATTACCAATGGCGCCTTTCTTGGCGAAGATGGACTACGATTTATGGTACAAGACCCTGATGGTGAAAAAACCGATATGGGTATCCCGGTTTCAAACTTATTTTTTGAAGCCGAGAAACTTCAAGATTGGGAAAAAGACCCATCCAATGATATTATTTATACAAAGCAAGAGTTTATTGATTATATAAATAATGAAGACTTTGATGCGCGACTTGGTGAAGCGTTTGTATCTGATGGAGAATATAAATATTATCGTGTAGCCCACTTCAATGAAGGTTGGATTAACCGACAGCCATTTGAATATATTTTATGGTATGTTTGAGCCGATGAAAATCGGCTCCTTTTTTTATTGACTTTTTTTAAAAATTATGATATAATTATTATAGAAATTAAGGGAGGAATAAGTATGAATAAGATTTTAGAAGAAGTTAAAAATAAGCACGGATTGATTTTAAGCCGCGGCGAAAATGTAATTTTTACGGCGCTTGTTGGTAGCCAGAATTATGGCCTTGCCACTGAAAATAGTGATGTAGATACTTATTCTTTTGTCTTGCCCTCCTATGATAATTTTTTGCTTAATAAAGAGCCAAAAAGTTATGAAGTAGAACTTGAAGATGGCAGCAAAGCCTGTGTAAAAGATATTCGTTTGCTTTGCCATTTATTAAAGCAATCTAATCCTAATAGTATTGAATGTATTTTAAGTGATTATATTATATTTAATCCAGACTATGAAGAAGTGTTAAAAGAATATTTATATGATGATACTCTTCTTTATTATATTGTTCATTGCAACAGCAATAACATGTTAAACGCTATCGCTGGTACAATACTGGGATTACATGGACGTAATATGACCCCGGGCAAAAAGTATTCTCATATGATTCGTCTAATGGATTTGTGTAATAAATATGTGGATAAAGAAGAAAATATCCATAATTACTTAAAACTATATGATGAAGATATAGAGCTCGCGCGCTCTGCAAAAGCAGGCAATGAGCCGCATGTAACAGAAGAGTTTTGTGCATTAATTGCAAAGCATGATGCAATGCTAATTGATGACTTAAAGCTTCGTTATAAACCTAATAAATCGGAAGAAGCATTCGGACAGACGCTAATAGACAATATGCAGTGCGCTATAATGAGTCGCTTTTTAGAAATGAATGGATGGACTAGAAAATGAAACCAAAACTAACATTTAAAAAAATTATTGGACATTTAAAAACTATTATAAAACATAAATTTTGGGTGCTTTATTATTGCAGCCTATGCGGTATTACTTGGCGCGGTATTAAACACGACATGAGTAAGTTTAGTCCAATTGAGTTTTTTGAATCCGCACGCTATTGGACAGGAACAACTTCGCCAATTACAGAAGCAAAGAAAGCAAATGGATTTTCGCGCGCGTGGCTACATCATCGCGGCCATAACCCGCACCATTGGGCCTATTGGACAGATAATTATAGCGAAGGCTTAACAACCTATGTAATGCCAGAAAAAGATTTCACAGAAATGGTGTGTGATTTTCTTGCGGCCGGCCGCGCGTATAATAAAAACTTTACTTATCGCGGCGAATATGAATGGTGGCTTAAAGATAGAGACCGCGGCAATAAAGGTATGAATATTAAGAATAAAAATATGTTAGGCATTATTTTCTCTGACCTTGCTATCGCTGAACGAGAAAGCGGACGTAGCCGCGATTTCTGGACACCAACTCAACTTTTGCATACAAATTATATTCATGAAGTATATATGGCGAATTTATAAATTCGCCTTTATTTTTTACTTGATTTTTTTTCAAAATTATAGTATAATAATTATATAAAAGGGAAGGAAGATGTAGAAATGACTAATGAACGAATGTTACAAATTGAAATGCGCGCCCTTGAACTTGCGTGCAAGTTTATTCGCGAGAACCCGCCATCAGATTTTCATGTTTATTCTAAAAATCCGCATCTCCTAAACGCTCTAATTGATGAAGGCGAAGACCCCGATGGTTTTTTGTATTTAGATGCTTTTATTGAGCAAGCCGCGGTTGAATTGAAGAAAGAAGGTAAGATTTAATGGCTGTCGCAAAATCTTATGAAAATATGCAAGTAGTCAGTGAGCCTTTTGAACATGATGGTAAAATGTATGTACGCGTAAGCGGCCCTTGTAAGCGCTGCGGCGGCTCTGGTCATTATTCTATGAACGCCCAGGGAGATACTACATGCTATCGTTGCGGTGGCAGCGGTAAAGAAAATATGGAAGTCCGCTGGTATACTGATAAAGAGCGTGCCGCGCAGGACCGCGCCGCAGAAAAGCGCGCCGAAAAGAAAAAGATTGAAACAGAAAAGCGTGCGGTACGCTTTAAAGCGCGCAATGCATTTGGTTTCGGTGAGGCCGGTTATATTACTCTTGTAATTGGTGAACACGATGTAATTCAGTCTTGGCGTGACAAACTTCCCGAGCATACTGTCTGGTATAACGAAATCTTCCATTGGTTTATTCCTTCTGACCGCACTCCCGCGGAAATCCCCTCTAATCTTAAAACTATTAAGTTAGATTGGGATTCTATTAAAATTAATGATTTAGAAATGCGACCGCGAAAAGAAGTTGAAGAATATGTTTCTTCTCTTGTTTACGAGCCGAGTAAAAGCACCTATCAGGGCGAAGTTGGCACTTGGCTTATTAAAGACGTTGTAATTAAAAGCAACATCGAATTAGATAGTCGTTTTGGTCTATCTCATATGCATGTCATGGAAGATGAAGATGGCAATGTATATGTATGGACAACTGCGAGTAAAAATATCGCCGCGGGCACGGCGCTTCATATGAAGATGAAAGTCAAGGAACATAAAGAATACAAAGGCACACAGCAGACTATTGTATATTATTGTAAGGTACAATAAATAAACTTTTTAAATAATAAAAATGTTGAACGAAATGAAAGGATGATTTAATGTCTTGTAAATTTTGTGAAATCCATAAATACGATCCTAACAACTATGGTGAAAACAATATTAACGTACTGTTGGGAAAAGGAAAATATAGTGCCTGTTATATTGGAATTGCTCTTCCTAATAAAAATGATAAATTAAATCATCTTGCTATTTGGGGCGAGGGTGATGATGAAACCAGCTATTATTATCCTAAATATTGTCCTGAATGCGGCAGAAAAATTAGCGAAAATAAAGAAATAAAAGGAGAATAAATATGACACTTTGGTTTGAAAACAGTTATGGTGACGCGCGAAAAATTGCTACTTGTAAGACGCATGAGGATGTTTATAAAGAAATTAACAAATTCATTGAACAGTGTAATGCTAAGAAACCAAAGGGTATGCGACCGTTCAAAAGTCATTATATCCGCAGTTGGGACCAAGATGGAAAAACTTGGTATGATGTTGGTAGTCATTCAGAATTTTTTTATACTATGGAGTAAAATATGAGTAACGAATATAAAGATTATATGTGTGATCGCGCACAGGACTGTCTTCTAGATACCGGTTATTTAAGAAGAACAGAATATTGTACCGAATGGGGGTCTGGCTATTTAATTGTTGGCTATTCTCCTGAATGGAGAAAAAAAGTTTATTTTGTTTGGCTAGATGATGTAGAGGGTTGGAGTTTTAGAGAAGTTTTTCCTTGACTTTTTTCTAAAATTATGCTATAATAAATATATCAAAGGAAAGGAAAGTGAAAGTAAATGTTGAATGCGAATCAAGAACGCGAATTGGCCTATGTAGTAATTGTTGATGGTATTGAACCTATTCCAGGCTACGACCGCGTAGAACATGCCATTATCGGTGGATGGCGAGTTATTGTGCAGAAAGGCCAATTTAAGGTTGGCGACCCCGCGATTTATTTTGAAATTGACTCTCGCGTACCCTCTGATAAGGAGTGCTTCGCATTTCTTGAAAAGCGCAATTATAAGGTTAAGACCTTAAAAATGTGTAAAACCATTTCTCAGGGTTTGCTTATGCACGCAACTGATTTTGGCTGGAATTGGTATATAGATGAAGGAAAAAATATTCCATATATTTATAATAATCAAACAGAAGAGCGTTATTATCCTGATAATGAATCTCGTTTCCTAACCAAGCAACTTGGCGTAACCTATGCGGATGAAGAAGATAATCAGCGTAAAGCCGCGTCAGTAGACAAGTATAAGAAAATGGCTTCTCGTCATCCCAATATCTTCAAGAAGCCTTTTGTTCGCTGGCTAATGAAGTATAAGTTTGGCCGCGGAATTATGTTCTTCTTCTTCGGCAAAAAGAAAGACAAGAAGGGCGGATGGCCCGCTTGGGTCCAAAAGACAGATGAAGAACGGGTGCAGAATATGCCTTGGATTCTTACTGACGAAGGCGATTGGGTAGCAACTGAAAAGATTGATGGCACTTCAACCACTTTTACTATGAAGCGTGGTAAGTTTGGTAAAAAGTCTTTCTATGTTTGTTCTCGCAATGTATGTTTTGATAGCGTAGATAAACCTTGTTATTATGATAGTAATGTTTATTGGGAGATGGCTAAAAAGTATAATATTTTTGATGTGCTTTCTAAAATGCTAGACAGCAATCCCTCAGAAGAATGGATTACTATTCAGGGAGAAACCTATGGTGAAGGCGTGCAGCGCCGTGAATATTCTATGAGCGGTCATGATTTCGCAGCTTTCAACCTTGTATTCTCTACCAAAGGACGCGTAGGCACTATTGAAATGATTGGTATTCTTTCTCAATACAATGTTCCTTGTGTACCTGTTGTTGAAGAAAAGATGAAAATTAATCAATTTGAAAATGTAGATGCTATCCTAAATTACGCAGAAGGCAATTCCAAGGTAGATGGCCAGCCCCGTGAAGGCATCGTCTTCCGCACTCTTGATGGCACCAAGTCTTTTAAAGCAGTAAGTAATAGTTTTCTACTAAAATATCATGGATAATATATAAAAGGAGAAAGTAAAATGAATAATATGTTTAATGGAATGTTTGGAAAAATTGCCCCTGGTATGTGCCGTGTCTCTATGAATGGCGAAATTGCTATTAAAACCTCTAATGGCTATAAGACATATAATGTAGAAACCGGCACGCTAACTAATTGCGATAATTTCGCGCTTGATATTGGTGAAGATTTCTTCTTCATTATCCCAACCAACAAGGTTCATAAGGGAGACATTATTCTTGCGGGCGGTAAGCCTCGTTGTGTAATTGAAGCCGCGGCGAATGAAATTAAGACCTTCTGCTATGAAGATGGTACTATTGGAACTATCGTCCCCGAACATCACATGTTTATGGGCAAGCAGTATTTCTATGGTAAGATTGTCTCGATGTTCGGCAATATGATGAGCGAAAAGGGCGGCATGAATAACATGATGAAGTATATGATGATGTCTGAAATGATGAAAGGCAACAGCAATACTAATTCTATGCTACCAATGATGTTCATGATGAATGGCGGCCTTAATTTTAATAACATTTTTGATGTAGACGAAGAGGAAGAAAAGGAGGACAAGTAAGTATGGGTGGCGGTACATGGACTACCACAGCTTATAATGCTAGTATCAGAAGCATGGGCTTCAAGGACGCAACCTCTGTAAGTTATACTAGTAATATCCAGTCGGTTTATAAAGAAAATCATCTACACCCTCTGCTGAATCCCTATGGAGTTACTCGTGAGTGCCGCGACACAGAAGAGCATCCAGAAACAA